GCTGGTTCATACATAACAAATCCAGATTATCACTATGCTGGTGCGACTGAACTAGAAATTAAGTGTACATTAGGACACTTTGGTTCTACTACTGGTGATATCAAAGTTACTGTAACTTACGTCTAACACTCCCTTTTCTTAATACTTAACAATGCGGACCAAAATATTCGCATTTTTAAAAGATAAATACATATAGAAAACGAAGCGGGACATAGATATGACACAAAAAACAACAAATTGGATTTGGCTAGCACCAGAATATTTCAGCAGATGGAGACTCTTTCCTAGAGCATTCATCTCTATGTACATCTATTTGTTATATGATGTAGTGAATTGGTTCATGTTATTACCCGACCCTAACTCTCAACAAGCAGGATTAGTATCAGTTCTAGTAGGTTCAGGTGCGGCATGGTTTGGTTTGTATGTAAATTCAAACTCTACTAAGTACGAAGAACTTGAAGTAACTAGCACAACTATGAAAACATCCGATACACGAGATGCAGATGAATAAAAGCAACTTCAAATACCATATTAGATTAAAAATGACGGAAGAGTTACCAAAGACTGATGTTCGAGGTATTATTACTGTGCTTAAGAGTGCAATAGTAAATATTTTTCAACCATTAGAAGATGGAACAGCAGTGATTTATCACTTAGGTGATGAAGCCTTATATGAACACATATACGATTTTAGATTAAATCGAGGGGTAGATGAGACAGAAGCAGAAGTTATTCTTGGTTTAATTACAGATTGGACGGAAGATGACTTTATCATGGAAATAACAACTAATGAAAACTATGATATACCCGAAGGTGAAACAGAAATTGATATAACTGCTATGAAACATAACAGATGGATGTCAGAAAAAGTAGATAATGGTTGGAGATATGGCTTGCAATTCAATGAAGAAGACATGACAGACCCACGGTTGCAACCCTATCAACAACTCACAGATAAATTAAAAAATATCTCAGATAAAGGTTGACTTATCGATACAAACACTGTATCATATAAGAACAAATAGGTAAAAAATTATGTCAGGAACAAAACGTTTATACAATTTAGATGAAAAGAATTATTTCAAATTCTTTGGTGTCGATGAGAAGCAGGGTATTAGTATCCGAAGTCTCTCTACGCACTATAAAAAGATTCTAAATCTATTAAAAGATGATAACTCATTTCTTGGCAGAGACCACAAAGAATTTGCCCATAGAGCATTCAACACGTTAGTTGACCCAATATTACGAGCGAGATACATCCTAGAGACCAATGGTCATGAATGGGATTTTCGTGATGGTACAACTCCAGAAGATTTGAGTTTTATTTCTGATTTAAGAATACAACTTGCTAGAGCAAACCTACAATACGAAATTGAGAACTTCATTTTTGAATTAAAAGGACACACTACCTTTATTATAGAACAAATAGAAGAAAGTATTGATACTTACAACAATTACAAGACAGCAATTGGGCTGATTAACAGATTTTATGAGATATCTCATCTACACGAAGAGGCATCAAATAAGAAGTACGAAGTAGAACAAGGAATACATCACGGTGTATTCGACCACTAGAGGGAGAATAAAATGATTTTTACAGAAAATGCGGCAGAACGTGTCAAAGAAATTATTGTAGAAGACAATGCCAAGATGGAAGCACTTAGAGTGTTTGTTCAAGGTGGTGGATGTCATGGTTTTAGTTATGGATTTGGTTTTGAAAATGATATTGCAGAAGATGATACTGTTATCGAAACAAATGAGGTGAAATTAGTAGTAGATAGTATGAGTATAATGTATCTTTCAGAAGCAACTATCGATTTTGTTAGAAGCCTGGAAGGTGAACGTTTCACAATAGATAACCCATCTGCAGGTACATCTTGTGGTTGTGGTTCGAGTTTTTCAGCATAAAGGAAAAGAGATGACTATAGAAGAAAAAGTGTTCGAGGTAGTATCAAGACGATTAAAATGGGAACTTAGTGATTTAACACTAGAAACTGATTTAAGAAAAGATTTGAACGCGGACAGTATTGATTCTGTCGAAGTAGTCTTTGAACTCGAAGACGAATATGACATTACAGTCGAGGATGAAGAGGCGGAAGAGATACGTACTGTCGGAGATATCGTAGATGTTATAAAAAAGTTGCAAAAACAGTAAAATAACCAGTTTTTTTTAGAAAATAATCAAAATATCGGTTGACATTAACATAAATAACATGTTATAATTAATAATTAGTAATGAAAAGAGAGGTTATCAGGCACTCGTGCGTGGTAACTTCGGTTATTTTCTTACTGTTGATGAGAATGATTTCCTCTCAGACATAACGGAATCAAACTTAAATGTATTTCAACTATAGGAGAATTATGAATACTTTATTAAGAACAGCAATTGTGAGTACGGCTTTGTTAGCAACGCCATATATCGCATTTGCAGATGAAGCCGAAGCCGAAACATCAGGTGTTTCCGTTTCTGGTACATACGAAGGCACCGCTACTGATTCAGGAACATACACACAAACACTAGAAGTGGTTGCGGGTTTTGAAACTGAGCATGGTTCTGTTACAGCAAAAGTTGACGAAACTGGTACTGTAGGTGATTTATATATTGATACAACAATTTCAATTGTCGACCTTAGACTTGGTAAAGTAGATGGTGTAATGGGAATGAAAGCATCAACAACTGTTGCAGGTGTAACTGTGTCAGCATATCAACCTTCAGGTGCTAATCAATCTGTTCAGATTGGTGCAAGTACTGACTTAGGACCAATTAGTGTTTCGGGTGAAGACCTAATGGACTCTGCTCGTTTACTAAATGCAGACATTAATGTCGCAGGCGTTGACGTTGGTGGTTCATATCAGAAAACAACAACTGGAACTAACACAATCTTGGATGCCGGACTAGAAGTCGCTGGTATTACTGTTTCATTAGCAAATGCATCATTAGGTGATGCAAGTGTTACGAAAATCGGAACTAGTAAACATGCGTTGTTAGGTGTTATGACTACTGCTACAAATGGTACAGATGTCAGAGGTGCGAAAGTATCTATGGGTGACCTTTCTGCTAAAGTTGTAGAACTAAACAGCACGAACACTTACACTGTTGCATTATCACGTGGTATTATGACGTATTCTTACGCCAAGACTGCTGGCAGTGACGGTACAGTTTCAGCGGGTATAAAACTTACTTTTTAATTTTTTTATCTAATAAGTTTTACTTCACTTTAAAAGCCCGTCTTAATGACGGGCTTTTTCTTTATGTGTGGCTTTGATAAATACTTGTTAGATGAATTAATACTAGAGAGAGGGATAAGGCTATGACTAAAGCATTTCTACAATGGTGGTTATTTTTTGTGATGCAAATTATAATTTTAGTGGCATCGTACGTATATGAACTACATTTATATATTCTCAATAATGACCAAACATATATTTCTTTTATTTTAATAGCAATCTGGTTACTAACTAGTATGCGAATTGGATATAAGATGATGAAAAACATAAAATCTTCTAACGAGAAGTTTTGGTTTATTGCTGAAACATGTATGGCAATTGGTATGATGGGAACTGTATTAGGTTTCATTCTTATGCTTGGTGGTTCAAATCTTGCGGCTATCGACCCAACTGATGTTGAAGGCATGAAAAATGTCATTGGCCAATTAGCAAGTGGTATGGCAACTGCTCTATTAACAACACTAACAGGTCTAATTGTGTCTGTATCTCTAAGAACCCAATTAATGATTGGAGAGGGTGAGTAAATGTCTAATCGATACGGTTCTAGCCTATCGTTTAACGATGTTTTGTTCAATGCATTATTAGGTTTTGTAGTTCTTTTCGTGTTAGCACTTCTGCTAATCAATCCAATTACAAAGAAATCAGATATCCCAGCAAAAGCAGAGATTCTCATTATATTAGAATGGGCGGACGAGGCTTCTGATGATATTGATATGTGGGTGCAAGGTCCAAGTGGCGCACCAATATCTTTTCAAAACAAAACAAATGGAGTTATGCACCTAGACAGAGACGATTTAGGAAGAACATCAGATTTTATGGTTGTAGATGGTGAAAGAATACAGATAACATTAAATCGTGAAGTTGTGAGTATGCGTGGTATAGCACCAGGTGACTACTATATCAACATTCATGTATATAATAAAAAAGGGAATAGTGCGCCAACTAAATACACTATAACCCTATTAGATGTTAACCCATATAAAGAAGTTTATGTTATGCAAGGAGAATTGACTGCTCGAGGTGAGATAGTCAGACTTCCTGGATTTACACTGGATAAAGAAGGTGTAGTAACCGATGTCTGGTCAAGTGACAAAATTGTAGTGGGTTCAAAAAACCGTAGTGTGGTCAGTGATAGTTTAATGGACCGACAAGAAAGTATGGTTGGTTCTGATGAAATGGTTAGACAAGCAACAGCACAAGAAGATGATATTTAAGGAGAATACAAATGTTTTGGAATGAAATGACAGTTAATACAATGATTCTGGTTTACATAGCCGGTTTATTCTCACTGATTCTAATATGCTTGTATGCTTTGATTCAAAGTAAAGCAAATAAACTTTATACGTTTATTATAATTCCATTAGCACTTGTAATGGCAAGCATGACTTGGCAAGGTATTAAATTATTACAAGGTATGCCAATTTATGGTTTGCCTGAAACAGAAGTCGAAGTTATGTGGGTAAATGATAACAAACCTTGGATATTTGTAGTATTGAAAAAAGAAGGACAACCAGTTCTTTACAAAATAGACTGGTCAGAAGAGAATAAAACGAAAATGAAAGAATTACAAAGAAACATCGGTTCATCGTTAGCACAAGGTAAATTTGACCCTAAAAAAGGAAACAAAGGTGAATCACAATCATTCATATTTACACCAATGCAAGATATGACTGAGCCAGAAGAAAAAAAGGGTGATGGAGGAATAACTTATGAGCCTGCAGTTTCAACAAGTACAGGACTAAGACTTAATGATGAGACAGTTAATAATGGTACATTACAAGACGTAGGGCCAGAATAGAGGAGAGAGAACGATGGAGATAATGTCAGTGGGCGCAATTTTAATGATAGGACACTTTGTTGTGTCGATATTTCAAGTACAACTTGGTAATCCAATTATATATTCATTACCGTTCGTAACAATGGAACAATGCGAAAAGTATAAAAATTACATGCCAGCAGAACCAGTTAAAATGAATTTAGAATGGAACCATATTACAAGAACACAATGCTTTACGCAAGACCAATTTAAGGCAATGATGGAGAAGCAAGCCGCTGCCCGACAGCCTAAGCCTGCCGAAGAATAAGGAGATATTGTGAATAAAATATTAAATTATATAAAACAATCATTTCTTGGAAGAACAGTATCTTATCTAATAAGAAATCCTTTTTTAATTGTTGTAATAATCTTACTTGTAATAACAGGTAAAGACAAAGGTATTGAATGGTACGATGAATATATGGTACTATACGAAGAAGCAAACAATAAAATAGAAGAAGAAGAAAATACGGGTGGATTAGAATTCAAAAAAATTGATGACCAATTGTATTCATTAATGGGTACAGTTAAAGAAGGTGATTGTGAGAAGATAGCACCATTAATGCCTGCGGCCTTTACTGTAATACTAGAAAGTCCAGGTGGCAATCTAGCAGATGGTTCTTGTCTTGCGGCACATATGAAACTTCGTAACGTTGTTACTGTTGTTAGAGGCACAAAAGTTCTAAACGAGTTAGGTGAAACAATTTATATGCCTGGTTCTAATACTTCCCAAGACGAGACACCAGATTATATGAAAGATAAATCTATATGTGCATCAGCATGTGGTTTATTGTTCTTAGCAGGTGATAAACGATACTTGATAGGTGATATTTATTTTGGTATTCATGGTCCAGGAACACCACCAGGAAGTATGAATGGTGCAAGTTCTTCTGCTATTGAAAGCAGTGCATTTAGAACGGCATCATCATTAATGAAACTACTTAAGTCATTAGGTGTCCAAGATGAAGATTTAAGACTTTTGTTCATTCAAATTCCAAATGCAACTATGTATTGGCTACATCCTAGAGACTTTAAAGTACGTCCAGGATTAGTTAGTATAGCAACAGATTATAGAAATTTCTACGGAACTACAGGTAGTGACCTTGAAGGTGGTATGAGATTAACTGACTAATTGACTAAATACATGTACGAAAGTTAAAGTCGTATATTATTTTAAATTAGAGGTTATCATATGTTAAAATCATTTTTTTTCACAAAGGAATACGGGACATATGCTTGGCTTATGTTAGCGTTTCTTTTAAGCCTAATTTGGTACAACGTAGAGATATTAGTATTCTACAACAGTTGGAACAAAGAAATCTATGATGTAATTCAATCACTACAAGAAGACAGATTCTGGGAACTATTTCTGGGATGGGATGCTGGTAGATTTTTGAATTTCATTACACTAACAGAGGGCGTTCAACCATCCTTTGTCGAAATCATAGTCCTATACACCCCAATCGCAGTATATGCCACATGGCAAACACAAAGATACTGTTTCAGATGGCGTGAAGCAAACACCAAACACTATATGACACGTTGGGAAAACTCAACTGCAAAGATAGAAGGTGGCTCACAGCGTATACAAGAAGACTTAATGATATTTGGTAAAACATTACAAGGTCTATTCACTGGATTCTTTAGTGCGATACTTATCTTGGTTGCATTTCTTCCTATCTTATGGAATTTATCAGAGAGTTTACCTGTCTGGAATGATAAAATTATTCCTGGATTTTTAGTATGGGTAGCACTATCTGTATCAATTGGTGGTACTTTGATATCTCTAATACTAGGTTGGAGACTACCTAGACTTGAATATAGAAATCAAGTTGTAGAAGCAAAAATGAGAAAACAATTAGTATTCTCTGAGGATGATTTCTCAGCACGTTCAACTGAAATGCTATTTCCAATGTTCTATTCAGTTCGTAGAAACTATTATAGACTATTTAACTGGTATATGGGCTTCGGTGTATGGCAAACAGCATTTGGATTATGTGTAGGTAACATAGCATTAGTTGTTCTAGCGCCTGCTTACTTTGACCAGTTAATTACACTTGGTGTATTATTTCAAGTTCTAAACGCATTCGGTAGAGTAGAAAGTTCAATGGGTTATTTCATTGACAGATGGACAACAATTGTTGACTTCTTGTCAGTCATTAGACGTTTGAGAGAATTCAACGTAGCACTTGATGAAGGTGAAGATGTTACATTTGCGGATGAACCACTATAAGAATATTGTGTAACTAACAGAAACTAAGTAGTTTATTATTAACTACGCACAAATAAATACTAGTCGTACAGAGCATTGTCTTTGTGCGACTTTTTATTAACTATGAATTAGAGGATTATTATGAAAATAGGTGCATTAGGCGGTATAGTTGGTATAGTAATTCCCGTATTAGCCGCAACATACGGAAGTATCAATTACGCTATAAGTTTACAAAATACTATAAAGGCGAATGAAAAAGAAATTACAGAATTAACTATGAATCAAGTGAGCAATTGGCAATCACTTAATGACAGAATTGTCGCTGAAGCCGATAAACTAAACATCCGTGTTACAAATAACGATGCCCTGTTAAAGCAAGGACGTGAAGAACTTCTTATTGAGATGACTAACTTTGCTACACAGATTGCAAGAATACAAATACTAGCAGAAACATTAAGAGATGCACAATATAAACTAGCAAGTGAGGCTGAATTTCAGGCTATGGAACAAAGTTATTACAAGTTAACTGATTCACTTAATCAAATGAAATATGACTTGAAAGAGATGCAACGACAGTTAAACGGAGGATACTAATATGAAAAAGATATTATTAGTTACTTTCTTTTGTTTACTTGGCACGAATGCTTATGCGGCAAATGAATATTTACAAGGTGGCGGAGGGCATTGTCAAACTGCTACATTAGAACCATACGCAGAAGTTGGCGAACAAGACGGTACCAACGATAGCACTTATCCTAACAGTAATAATAATAACTATAAAGGCACAAATAATGGCAGCAACTGGAGAGTTGGTATCAGATTAAGCATTGCACTTGGCTCAACTTGTAACGCAGAGTATAAAAGAATAATGAGAACAAACGCATTACTAAAGCAACAGTTAGAAATGCTTAAAATGTGTGCTAGATATAAAGGACTTAATTTAGGTCCTGAATTCAGTGAAGTAAAAAGAATGTGTGCTGGTGTAAATAAACCACCTACTGAAGAAGACGAAAAGAAGTAAACTACTACTAAAACTTAACTACACACTATATATAGTGCGGTTTTCTCTTAAATAATACTAGAGAGTAGTGTTTTTAGGAGAATAGATATGAAATTCTTATACGTTGATGTCAACAATCATAATAAAGTTGTTGGCTTATTTAGAAATAGTAGAGAAGAGATTGTAAAACTTAGCATTAGAGAGTTACAGATACTAACACAGAAAGAACGTAGTGTCCTTAATTCAAATATAATGTCAGAGTTATTAGAGGCTCAGAAGGCTATGGGGTCATATCAAAAAGCAAATCGTCCTTGGTGGATGCGTATCTTTTGGTAATTTACCAACTTGTTATCTAATCCCGCTTCATGCGGGATTTTTAGTGGTTGACTTTTAAAAGCAGGTGCTGTAAAATGATAAATACAATTAGAATAATTAATATAGAGACAATTGTATGAATTTATCAGATTTACTAGAAGACGGCAATAAGGACTTGGTTATTATATATCCTGGTCGCTTTCATCCGTTCCACATTGGCCATGGCAAAGTATACAAATACTTAAAGCAGAAGTATAGCAATGCACAAGTATTCATTTCTACTTCTGGCAAAGTTGATGGAGATAGGTCACCTTTTACTTTTGAAGAAAAGAGAAAGATGATGATACTTGCTGGAGTTTCTTCTAGTGACATAGTTCAAACAAAATCACCATATCAATCTATCGAAATCATGGAAAGATTTGATAAAGATAAGACAGTGGTGGTGTTTGCAGTATCAGAAAAAGATATGGCAGAAGACCCTAGATTTGATTTCTCTAATGGACTTAAGTTAAAGAAAAATGGTGAACCAGCATACTTACAGAAGTGGAATAGTTTAGATGATGCTGAAACATTTGGAACAAGAGGTTATATAGCAACAACTCCTACATTTAAATTTAAAGTATTAGGTCAAGAAATTAATAGTGCGTCACAAATTCGAAATATGATTGCGAAAAGTGATGATACCAAACTAACTCAAATGTTACAAGACTTATACAGTGTCACAGATGTACCACAAGATATAATAGACCTATTCAAAAATAAAGTAGGCAACAAAGAAACCATGAATGAAAACTGGGACGAAAACTCGTTTTCTAAATTTTTAAAAGAAAACGTAATCGAGGATAATATTATGAAAACAGGCATACTAAAAACAATAACAGAAGGCAAAAGCCCACATAAAAAGGGAACTAAAAAGTATAATGCCCATATGGCAGCAATGCATGCCGAATCGATTGACGAAGAATTCGACAGAAAAGTAAAAGAAGTTGTTGAATCAAAAATGAGTGTTGCGGCAGATATAAAAGATTATGTTGATGACCACAAAGAACACTTCGATTCTTATCCAATGGAAGTAGAAGTAGATGACAAAGTATATGACTTCGATGAATACTGGGCAATACTAGATAAAGTTTATCCAGATGCTTATGACAATCAGTACACAAATGAGTCATGGGTTGCAATCGCAGAAAAAGAATTAGGCAGAGAAATCACTAATGAAGAAAAAGCAGAATTAAGTGAATTTTGGCCAGCAGTGGCAGCCGTGGCAGCCAGAATACCACCTCAAACTTATGCTACAGCAGGAACAGCCATAGGAGCAGCCGCTTCAAAAGCCGGCAAATGGATTAAAAGTAAATTAAAATCTTCAGTTAATCACAAACTAAAAAGAGAAGGTGTTACAGAAGATTATGCCAACGAACAACACGAGCAACTAGAATACATTCATCATGTGTTACAAGAATGTGGCGATGGTAACATGGACATCACAATGGTTGAACAAGCAATTGAATACGTAGAAGATATCAGAGAGCAACATTTTGATGCTGACGGTTCTACAAAATCAGAAAGTGTAACAGAAGCAGGAGTTCTAGCACACGGTGGCAAAGGACAGTATAAAGCAGTATCATCTGGTGGCGTTGTACGAATTATGTACAAAGGAAAAGAAATTGCAAGTGGCGACTTTGATAGTGGCGCTGATGGTTGGTTCGTAAGCCGTGAAGGCGACAAAGGACAAAAGTTCTTTGGTAATGCTCAGGATATGGTAGACCATTTTGCAGATAAAAAGATTACTGAATGGATCCAAGAACCACGTGAAGGACAAAAGTGGACAGGACAAGAAAGAAACTTTATACAAGAACTATGCCTCAGAATGGATGGTGTTAGTAAAAGCCCAGAAGGTTTAAAATGGATGGGTAAGTCAAAGACTTGGGATGAAGGCAATATTTTGTCTAATGATACAGATTTACAAAAAGTAATGTCTTGGGCAGAACAAAACAAAGACGACTTATATGATAGAATGGGAAGCGAGTTTAAAGTATACTCTGACGGCAACGATGGTGGTGACTCAGGACGAGGTCAATCAGATGGTAATCAAATTATGCAAAACATTAATGCAAAAATTGGTAGTGTTGACGAAGGTGTTATGGGAACTATAGGACAAGGAATTGATAACGCGGTTGTTGGTGCTGGTAAACTAATTAAAAAAGGTGCTAAAGCAGTCGCTCCACATTTGAAGAAAGCCGCAGTTGACGGTGCTAAAAAAATGAGTAAACTAGGAAGTAAAAACACATCTACATCATTTGATGGCAAAGGTGGTTCTACTACTTCTGTTGCATACAATGAAGATGACAGTTCTGACTTAGAAAAGATGCAAAATTCATACAAGCATAACGAAGATAGAAATAATCACTCAGAGAACATACTTATGTTAGCACAAGCATTTGGTTCTAGACCTGAAATAAAGGCAGTAGAGGGACTTCTAACAATAATTAGACGCCAAGGATATACAACACCGGACCAATCAGAAATGATGTACAACGCAATACATAAAAAATATTACGGTCAATTGTTTCCAGCAGAGAACGAAGGTAATGAATTTTCTGGTGAACTAGCAAAAGCAAAAATTGATGGTAAAAAAGAATTCAAAGTTGATGGTAAAACTTATAAAGTTAAAGAAGCATTAATTAAACTTATAGACAATCAGAAGATGAAATAATGAAATTATTTGAATTAACACAATCTAAAGCAGTACAATCAGAAGTTCTATATGAAAAGAATTTTTCTGATGACTCGATGACCGGAGTAGGCGCTATTCATATTGATGAAATCAATCCAACACTCATTCCCTTAGAGAAAGAATTAGGCATTGATTTGAGAAACAATGCATTGGGCAGTGTTGGTAAAAGAGAGTTTAGTGGTGACATCGATGTCGCATTAAAGATTGATACCGATAAGATACCAGAATTTGTAGAGAGACTTGAAAAGAGCAGTCAAATAATGGACATTGCAAAGTCAAGTGTGATTATGACAAAGGTCAAGATTGCTAACTTTGACAAAACTAAAGAAGATGGTAGACCAAGAACTGGATATGTTCAAGTTGATTTCATGCCAGGTGACCCAGATTGGTTGAAGACTTACTATCATTCGCCTCATGAAAAAGATAGCCAGTATAAAGGAGTATATCGTAACTTAATGATTGCCTCTATCGCTGGAAGTCTAAATGTTGAAGATAGTGAAGAAACTATTGAAGACGGCAGACCACTTCAGTCGAAAAGATTTATGTTTAGTCCAAGAGACGGACTAGTAAGAGTTTTACGTAGACCAGTTCCTAAGAAAACTGGCGAGGGATACACTAAGAAAAATAACAATAAGATTATTGCTGGTCCATGGAAGACCGCAGATTCAATAGCGAAGACGTTAGGTTTAGATAACAGTGATGATTTAGATAGTTACGAAACATTAGTAAAAGTAATTAAAAAGAATCTATCTCCAGAAGACCAGAAAAACATATTCACGGCATTTACTCGTAACAATACAATTCAAAGCATGGGCATTCCACCAGATATCCAAGAATACTCAAAGGGTGAACTATAATGAGATTAGACGAATTAGATAAAAAAATTACATCATCTGACCTAGAAGCGTTAGAAACATTTGCTGATAGAATATTTGGCAAAGTTGGTATTGATGTAGAATTCACACGTCATTTCCTAGATAGAGTGAATGATGAACGCAACGGTGAACAAATCACAGGTAGTGAACTAACACGTCTGTTCAAACAAGAATACAAACGTTGGGGCAAACCAATCGCACAGATGGGTCCTGATGCTGAAGCAGTAATGAAAGATTTAGCAACTGATATTAATATGCCATTCGCATTGCGATGGGATAAAGATAACAATGAATTAGATTTAATTGTAAAGACTGTAATGCGTAAGAAAGATTTCAAAACATCTAACAGAGAGTTTGAAGTAGAGTCTGGTTGGAGAATGAACGGTCCAAGTGGATTACGTCATACTCCAACAATTAGGTCAAGAACATCATCTGCATCATTTCTACCAAAAGCAGGCAAGAGGCCTTCATTAATTAAAAGAATTTTTAGTGATGAGTTTAGTGAAGAAGATGTAAACGAAGCACCAGACCACGAAGTAAGTATGGCTAGAAAAGATGTTCAGAGACTAGCAAAGTATTCTTTAGAACTAGAACAAATGCTTAATAATGTTTCTGAAGAAGAAGGATTACAAGGTTGGGTTCAAGCAAAGATTACTAAAGCGGCTGATTATATTTCAAGTGTAAAACATTACATGGAAGGTGATGAGGTTAGCGAAGAAGAATTAAAAGAAGAATCTGAAATACATAAATTAAATAAAGAAGACCCAAATAATCCTGAAGTGCTTATTCAAGGATATGGCAGTCTTATGCTTAATCAGATAGAAGCCAGTGTAGTTCGTAAACTAGAAGAACTCACTAAGATGGCTGAACGTGGCGACTTTGAACAAATACAAAGTCTGTTAAATAGAGATGTTATGCAAACAATGATGAAAGCAATCGTTGATACTAAAGCCGAACTTCAATCAATTCGTAGAAAAGGTGGGGCAAAGTCACGAGGCATCAATAAAGAATCTATTCTTGATATATTTAATGATGACTTAGACGAAAAGTTTGATACTGTAAAGAAGACTGTATCTGAAACTGGTGGTGTAGGTAAAATTGTTCCTGGCATTAATACTACTGTCGATGTAGGTCCTGATGAAATTAAGAAACAGGCGGCCAAGTTTGGCAATGCAGTTGATAAAGACGGAGTTCCAAAGAAAACTTATCGTAAGTAAAGGCATTCAAGTGTATAACAAAGACACAATGTGTTATAAAACTTGGAATGATATCACTATATCATTGCCAAGAAGAACAGCAAGTTGGTGCTGTAAAACAAACCTGACACTAGACCAAATCAAAGAAACTACATTCGACATGGACATCCTGAATGAACATGGTGTAGATTTTCTTTTCAATCATCCTATTCTTCAAAAACGAAAAAATGACTTAGTTAATGGCATCCGTTGTCCAGATTGTAATGGTTGTTGGGCTACAGAAGATATATCAGGAGAGAGTCATAGAACATTATACATGGAAAACTCTCATCAGGCTACGAGTTTACCAGAGGGTGAACTATTTGACCTTGATACACCTGCTACCTTCATTGAATTAGACCTAACAAACAAATGTAATCTAGCCTGTGTCTATTGTGGACCAGAACATAGCACGAGATGGCAAAAAGAATTGAAAATAGTGAGAGAGCCCGACACTAATGAAGAACTATTTCATAAAGTGATGGAGTTATTCTCTGAATATTGTACCACTACACTAAAAGACACAAAGTATATCAATATCAGTTTATTAGGTGGCGAACCTTTCTTTACAGAACATATGTATGTGTTTTTAGATTATCTATCATCAAAGGTACATAATAATATAAGTCCAGATACCGAGTTAACGGTGTATATCACTACTTCTATGAGTTTTCCTAAACATAAATTTGATAGATTTATTGAGATAGTAAAGAATACTCCAAATATAATATATATTATGCAATTATCTGGCGAAGCAATCGGTAGACGTTCAGAGTTAGTAAGGTGGGGTCAAGATTTCGAACAGTGGAATAACAATTTAGATATGTTCTTTAAAGAATCATTAGAAGCAAATAACTTAGTATTGGGATTTGGTTGCGCCCATAATTCTTTATCTCTACCATATTTTAAAGACTTTTTAGTGTATATAAACGATAAGATGAAAGCAATAGACTATAAAAGGAAAGTATGGTTTCATATTAATTATGTAGAGGGACCAAGCCATTATGCGATGACAATGTTAGATAAACGACATGCACAAGCAGTAACAGAGCAAATAGATTACATGGAAAATGAAATGATTAATCTTTATAAAAAAGATGAGTATGTTATTATGTTGAAATCACTGAGAAGTCTTATACTAAATAGCATAGTTACTCCAGAAATGAAGAAAATTGCATCACAAGAGTTTACAATACTAGAAGATAGACGAAAAATATCATTCAAGTCAGAATTCCCTCATTTTGATGAACTAGTAGAATGATAAATTAGATAAATACTATTATGAAAATATATGAAGTAATAGGTGAAATGACAACTGCTGGCGGTATCGCAACCACAAATGGTGGCTTGGGTGGCGGTGACCCAAAGGCTAGTATATATGCATCTAAGAAACCAAAGAAGAAAAAGAAAACTAAAATGGGATATAGTGCCGAGGTAGGCAACTTATCATACAATACTCCCGTTAAAACTCCAATGATTAAAAGGTAGAAGGCTTATGAAACTAACACAACTTACAGAACAAAAAGAACGTCCTTATATTTGCTTTCATGCCAAAAAAGGCAAGCATGAAACTCATGCAACATCATCTTATGACGCGGCAAAGAAGGCGGCTGAACATTGGGGAATGAAATCAACAGCAGGTATTACTGTTTTGGCTGACGTAGAGCATGTTGCAGAAGAAGTAATTACTGAAGGTCCATGTGATATCGCAAAGCCAGAAGAGATTAAAAAAATGTCTGGTGAAGAATATGACAAGTATGCACAGTGGAAGAAAGATTGTGAAGCCGAAGAAAGAACTGCACCTTTATCAACAAAACGTTTAGAATCATTTGATGACTATCACGGCGATATGTCTCAAGAAGAATATGACCAAGAAGTAGATAATTCTCAAATGGAATATGCTGTTTGGGTTGGTGGCACTGAAGTTAATGATAAGTGGTTAACTTACGATGAGGCTATTGCTCTATATGACAAATACAAAGCACAAGGCTATGATGACATTAAATTAGATGCTCGTTTAAAAGAAGGTTCATTTTGGGGCAGAGATGACATGGTCAAGAAAATGAAAGATGGTGAAAAAGCATCTGGCATGAAAAAGTTTGTTAAAATTGACGACAAAGGCAATCATCATGGGACAACCACATCCGATAAAGCAAAGTGGAAAGAATTAATAGCACAAGGTTACGAAGAAGATAAAGATTACTTTAAAGAAGAAGTTCAATCAGGACCTAAAGCAGAAGTTGGAATGAAAATGAAGAGAATGCTTGGTGATGAGACTACTATTGGTACAATAACTAAAGTTTCTCCTGAAGGCGTAGACGTTAAGTTTGAAGATGGTAAGACTGTAACTTATAATGATGGTTATTACGATTGGTCAAATGACAAGGAAGTACCATTCATTACTTACGAAAGTGCAAAGCCAGACTTCTTAGACCTAGATAAAGATGGTGATAAGAAAGAACCAATGAAAAAAGCAGTTAAAGATAAAGAACGCACAGATGAAATTTTCCCACTAGCATTAGGCGGTATGGCAGGTGCTTTGATGGCTGATAGAAAAGCAAAAAGAGATGCTGAACAATTAAACGCAGAAAAAGGCGATGACAGTGAAGAAGCAGTTGCGGCTAGAGATGAGTTTCTAAAAGTTATGGACATGAAACCAAAGAGTAGCAACAAAGCAATTGACACAATTAAGAAGATTGTAGCAGACAAACAAAATCAACAAGTCAAATTTGACGATGGCAAGATGAAAGTAGATTTATACACAGCATCAGCAATTTCACAAGTATATGATGCAGTAAAGCCAGAAACACAAGAAAAAATTGATAACATGCTAAAAACTAAAGAAGGTATGCTTAAATTGTCAAATTTCGCATTTAGTAAAATTAGCGAAGGTCTTAAAGAAGGCAAACAGTTAGATGAAATACTTCCAATAATTGGTGCCATTGGTGGCGCTATTGCAAGAGGGATTGGATCCGCGGCTGCAAAGGCTGTTGGTAAAGCCGCAGTAAAGACTGCGATTAAACATCCAATTAAGACTGCTCATGTAGCCGGAACTGTTAAAAATGCACTCAGTAGACAACAACCACAGCAGTATGAATCTGAAGAAGATTTAGAAGAATTACAAGCACCTTACACAGGCGCTGATGGTATTAAAGATAGAAACGGAAAGATGCATAAACCTGGCTCTTCAAAAGCAAATATGATTGTGAATATGAAAAAGAAAGTTGCTCCTGCAAAAAAGGCTGGGGTAGGCAGAGGTAATGCACCAGGTTCAAAAGCAACACAAATTAAACCCGGTGTTAAAGCAAACACTAGTGGTGTTAAAAAACCAGCAGTCGGTAGTGTCAAAATGCCAACCAGTGGGCAGAAAAACAAATCTACTTTAGGTAAAATTGGTAACGCCGCTGGAGCCGCTGGAAAATATGTTAAAGATAAAGTTGGTGGAGTGCTGGCATATGGTGGCGCATCATCTGGTTTCGGTAACCCATTATCAGCATCTAAACAATATGCAGATGACATGGTAGAAAAAGCAAAAAGAGATGCAGAAGAGATTGAAGAGATTAGTATACGACCGGCACCAAAGTTTAAAGTGTCAGGTCCTCATGGCCAAAAGCCAGGCTCTCATCATCCACCTGCGAAAGAGGCACCTAGATTCAAAGCCTCAGTTAAGTTTTAATCAAATAACCTATTGACTTTTAGAGTCACCTATGTTAATATATAAAGAGTGTGTAAAAGCACTCTTTTTTATTGTCCAACTTATAGGAGATGTATATGTCAATTGACGCAATTAATGAAGAAGAAAAAGCAAAACTCATTCAACTAGTGAATGAAGGTTGTCTAGTTCTACAAGAATGTGAAGACCTCAAAGGTGGATTACGTGATACTGTAAGAGCAATTGCTGAAGAAATCGATGTTAAACCAGCGGTTTTAAACAAAGCAATCTCTGTAGCACACAAAGCCAAACTAGTAGAAACTCGTGCAGACTTTGAAGATATGGAAACTATCTTAGAGACAGTTGGTCGCACTCTTTGAGTTATGTAGATGCTTTCTACAACAAAGACAAAGATATTGTTCAAGTTGTAGAACGAATCAAGGGTAAACGAGTTTATAATGATTATCCAGCGTGGCGTACTTTCTATGTGAAAGACCCACGCGGTGACCATCTAAGTATTCACGGTGACAAAGTTCGTCAAATCAAATGTAAACGTCTCAAAGACCTTCACAAAGAACGAAAGATAAACACTGGTAAAACATTTTACGAAAGTGATATGAAGCCAGAAGTTAAATGTTTGAGTGAGAACTATAATGGTCTTGATTCCCCAACTCTGAATACCGCATTTTTCGATATCGAAACAGACTTCGATGCATCTAAAGGATTTGCTGACCCAAGTGACCCGTTCATGCCCATCACGGCAATATCGGTTCATTTGCAATGGCTTGACTTACTAGTTACTCTAGTTATTCCGCCAAAGTCTATGAGAGAAGGCGAAGGTCTAATAGAAGCCCAACGCATTTGTGACCAATTTCCGAATACAGAACTGTATCTAAGTGAAGCAGATATGCTGAATGATTTCATGGATGTCATTGAAGATGCAGATGTGTTGACTGGTTGGAACTCTGAAGGTTATGATATTCCCTATACTGTTAATCGAATTACTAGAGTATTAAGTAAGTCACATACACGCAAGATGTGTCTATGGGACTTATATCCTCAAAAAAGAAAAGTAATGAAGTATGGTAAAGAGCAAGAAACTTTTGACTTGTTCGGAAGAATTCACTTAGACTACCTAGAACTGTATCGTAAGTATACATACCACGAAATGCATTCATACGCACTTGATACAATTGGCGCCCATGAAGTAGGCGAACAGAAAGTCGCATACGAAGGTACGCTAGACCAGTTATATAACAATGACTTTTATAAGTTTGTGGCATACAACAGACAAGACGTTGCCCTATTGGACAAGATTGATAAGAAACTAAGATTTATCGAACTAGCAAATGAAATTGCACACGATAATACAGTGAACATCAAAACAACAATGGGTGCAGTTGCTGTTACAGAACAAGCAATCATTAACGAAGCACATAGACGTGGCATGGTTGTTCCTGATAGAAAGAGACGAGTTTGGTCAGATGATGATGCCGAGTTAAGTGATGATGACTTACATGACTTAGAAATGCAAAAGGCTGCCGGTGCTTTTGTGGCGAAACCCAAAGCAGGACTACAAAAGTGGGTAGCAGGTATTGATATTAACTCTCTTTATCCATCTGTTATTCGTGCTATGAATATGTCTCCAGAAACTATTGCTGGACAACTTCGACCAGACTTGACTGATGAACTAATTGGCGGTAGAATATCAGAAGGTAGAAAAACTGGTGCGAAGACATATGGTTCTTCTCAAGCATGGGACGAAACGTTTAGTTCAGAAGAATTTCGTGTAATGAATGAGAAAGACAAAGCAAGTAGAGTTACTCTAGTCCTAGAAGATAATCCCTTTGACGAACTTAAGACCACACAAACAGTATCTGGTGCAGAAGCATATGATTTGATATTCAACAGTGGATTAAATTGGACTATCACTGCAAATGGTACTATATTCAAACAAGATGTTCAAGGTATTATTCCAAGTTTACTAGAACGTTGGTATGCAGAACGACAAGTAATGCAAAGCAGTAAGAAGAAGGCTATTGCAGATGGTGATAAAGAACAAATTGCTTACTGGGATAAACGACAGTTGGTTAAGAAAATTAACTTGAACTCGTTGTATGGTGCATTATTGAACCAAGGTTGTCGGTTCTACGATAAGCGTATCGGTCAGAGTACAACTCTAACTGGTCGTTGTATCACAAGACATATGGGTGCAAAGTGTAATGAAGTTATTACAGGTCACTACGATTATCAAGGTGCATCAGTTATCTATGGCGACACAGATTCCATTTACTATTCAATGTATCCTGTTTACAAGCAAGAGATTGATGATGGCACAATCGAATGGAACAAAGATAAAGTCTTAGAACTATATGACGAAGTTGCTGACCAAGTCAACGAAAGTTTTCCAGAGTTTATGAAAACATTCTTTAATGTTCCTAGACAAGAAGGTGAGATTATCGTTGCTGGTCGTGAGAACTGTGCAACACAGGGCATCTTTATCAAAAAGAAACGATATGCTATGCTCATCTATGATGATGATGGAGAACGCAGAGATATCGATGGTTCGCCTGGTAAGATTAAAGCAATGGGGTTAGACCTTAAACGTTCTGATACACCAAAATATATGCAAAACTTCTTAAGTGAGGTATTGCTCACAGTATTAACGGATGGTACTGAAGAAACAGTTATTGGTATGGTTAAAGAGTTTAAGAAAGGGTTTAGAGCAAGACCTGGTTGGGAGAAAGGTTCTCAATCTCGTGTGAACAACTTGACATCATATAAGAATCGTGTGAATGCCGCTAAGAAGGCAATGGCAAGAGATTTGAATACTGGTGGTGATAAAACTAAAAAAGATAAAGTTCATTTGCCTGGACACGTATCTGCCGCTCTAAACTGGAATATGTTACGAGAACTTAACCAAGATAGATACGCAGTAGAAATCGTAGATGGCATGAAGTGTATCATATGCAAACTAAAGCCAAACACTTTCAAGTTAAAGAGTGTCGCATACCCAGTTGACGCAACCAAAATACCCCAATGGTTTCAGGATTTGCCATTTGACCACGAGTTAATGGAACAGACCATTGTTGATAAGAAGTTAGAAAATCTAATTGGAGTTCTCAATTGGGATATGAGTGATGCAAACGCATCCGAAACCTTTGATAATTTGTTTGACTTATAATGAGCAATACTTACACAAACTTAATTAAGAGACGGGCAACAAATAAGGAATCAGATGAATGTTATACTCCATCTGACCAGATTGCTCCGTTACTAGAGTACTTAGATAAAGACAAAACTTACTACGAAGCGACTAGTGGGACATCTAATCTAATCGTAGATGGCTTTAATAACAATGGATATAAGATAGTACCGAGTAAAGGTAAGGACTTTTTCGATTGTGAGCCAGATGATGTATATGATGGAATTATAACTAATCCGCCATATAGTATCAAAGATAAGTTTATCGAACACTGTTATGCCCTAGGTAAACCATTTGCATTGTTACTTCCAGTAACGAGTTTTCAAGGTGGAAAACGAGGCAGAATGTTTATAGAGCATGGCATGTCTACACTTGTATATAACAATCGTGTAGATTTTACAGGAACTGGCAATCCTACATTCGGAAATGCTTGGTTTATGTGGGGTATAATACCTCCAAATACTATATATTGGGTTGATAATCCAAAGAATGGAAAACTACAGTACACTAAAGAAGAACCGAAACCACTTAACAATCTATTCGATTTATAGGTTGACAAATGGTATTAAAATATGTTATAATTAATATAATCAAACAGGAGAAGTAAACATGCGTGACATTTTAAAAGATATCGTGAAACATACACATTCGTTAGGTATCATCCAAGCGGCTAAAGTGACAACTGAAGGAGAGATTACCACAATTGATGCTATGGACGATGACCGTACTGTTGTATTACGTGGTAAATTACACTCACCAGTTACAGAATTCACAGGAAAGTTCGGTCTTGGCAGACTAGGTGTGCTAAACGGACTACTTAGTTATTCTGGTGAAGACAAAGAAGGCAATTCGATTGAAGCAGATGTCAAAGTAGGAACAGAAACACGCAATGGGGAAGATGTTACTACTGAACTAAACTTCTCAATGCCTGGTGGTTTTGATAGTTCATATCGAGTAATCGTATCAGAACTAGTAGACGCTCAAATTAAAACAGCAAGTTTTCGTGGTGCCGCGTGGAATGTAGAAATTATGCCAACGCAAAAAGCAATCAAAGACTTACAATACTTTGCAGGTATTCTTGGTTCATTTGACCCGTTACTTACTGCAAGAACAGTTAAAGGTGATTTAGTTTTCTATATTGGTGATAGTTCAACAGATAAAGTAGAACTTCCTTTTGCAAGTAATGTAGAAGGTGAACTAAAGACTGGTTGGTCATTCCCATTATCAACAGTTCTTACTATTCTTAGACTAAGTGACACAAGCACTATGAATATGAAGATTTCAGACCAAGGTGCTATGATGATTGCAGTCGATAGTGGACTGGGTATGTATGAGTATATTTTACCAGCAAAAGCGGGTAACTAATAATATAAATACATCTGAGAGGGGTCTTATATAGGAGAAGAGTTATGACTACACCGATACGACCAGCCGTAGACGAGAAAAAACGTACACGCCTCATCTACTTAAAAAAACAACATAGAGATTTAGACAATGGCATAGTTACTGCATTTAAAATGCGTACAGAAGATGGTGTTGTTTCTAAATTGAAGTTGAAAAAACTACATTTAAAAGAAGAAATTCTGAAACTAGAAGAAGAGTTAGCAGACCACTTGTGACTATTATAAAACCAACTCCAAAGACTATACAAAATTTGATTAGAGTAATACCAGACCATCCTAGGCCTGGTGTTCTCTATCAAGACATGGCAAGTATTTTTAATGCACCTCAAGGATTAAAAAATGTAATGTCATTGTTTAATGATTATCTTTTGGCAAAAGGTAGGGTAAAATTTGACAAAATAGTTGGATTAGATGCTCGTGGATTTCCAATGGCTGGTGCTTTAAGTACACAGACTGGTATACCATTCTCAATGGCTAGAAAGAAAGGTAAACTACCAGGTGAAACAATATTTACTGAATATGAACTAGAATACGGAACTGACGAACTACATTTACAAGTTGATGCAATAAAAAAAGATGACCAAGTATTAATCATAGACGATGTTATAGCAACAGGTGGAACACTTGAGGCTGCTATTGAATTGATAGAGAGAAGCAATGCCAATGTTTCATGTATATTAAGTATAATGGAACTTGAGTTTTTAGGTGGTGGTGCTAAGTTACGTAACGCCGGCTATGATGTGTACTCAATATTACAAGAGAAGTAAATAAGGATTTAAATGAATAACTATATTTTTACAAGCGAAAGTGTGAGCGATGGTCACCCAGATAAAGTTTCTGACCAGATTAGTGATGCATTAGTAGACGCAGGACTTAAGGCAGGCGATGAAACATCTCGTGTTGCAATTGAAACATTGGTAACTACTAACATGGTTACTGTAGCGGGTGAAGTGAAGAACTTCAATGTTTCTAAAGAAGAAGTGGATGATATCATTCGTAGAAAAGTTAAAGAAATTGGTTACGAGCAAGATGGATTTCACTGGGAAAGACTAAAGGTTTATAATGAAATTCATGCACAAAGTGGTGATATTGGATTAGGCACCGATGATTTTGGTGCAGGCGACCAAGGACTAATGTTTGGGTATGCATGTAGCGATAACGATGCTTACTTACCAGCACCAATTTATTATGCACATGAAGTATTAAAACATCTAAAAGTAATTAATTATTCTGTTCCTGGAGTATTAGGTCCAGATGCTAAATCACAGATTAGTATGCAGTACATAGGCGGTATACCAACTCGTGTTGACCAAGTTGTTGTAAGTACTCAACACACTGAAGAAGGTAATATCGAATCAGCAAGAAATCTTGCCAAAACGGCAGCAACTGAAGTATTAGGAGATTTAATTGACGACAATACTGTATTCCATCTTAACCCTACTGGTAATTTTGTTATTGGCGGACCTGATGGTGACACTGGACTTACTGGGCGAAAGATTATCGTGGACACTTATGGTGGCTTTGCTCCTCACGGCGGTGGTGCATTTAGTGGAAAAGACCCGACTAAAGTAGATAGAAGTGCCGCTTATATGGCACGTTGGTTAGCCAAGAATGTAGTAGCAGACAACATGGCAGATTGGTGTAACATTCAATTAAGTTATGCAATTGGTGTTAAACAACCTACGAGTATCTATGTTGAGTCAAACGGTTACAGTAAGAGTATTGAGAAGTTTATTAAAGAGAATATTGATTTGAGTCCTAAAGGAATTATTGATAGATTTGACTTATTTAATTTTAACAAGTATAGTGAAAACTGTACATACGGACACTTTGGCGACAAAGATGTTCCATGGGAGAAAATTGGATGGTAGAAGAAGGCTAATGGTAAAACTGAATATGAAAAGGAGAAATTATGAGTAAAACACTAAATCCAACTTCTTGGTTTGGTACGCCAGAAGAAAAAGAAAGAGCGATTGCAAGAAAAATCACAACTGAAAAAGAACAGGCAATTGCACTTGAAGAGATTAATCTCAAGTACGGTCATATAGACCAACACGAATACGACAAGAATATGGCAACTCATAAAGGCAAAGAGTATGTCAGAGTTGTTGGTATGGAACTTGATGAAAACTCACCAGGACAAGGATTCTTTGAGTTAGATTTTAATGAAAACTTTGTAGAATACTTAGCGAAGGCTGGGTATGATGGGTTAGAACCAGACCAAATCGTAGACAATTGGTTCAGTGATTTATGTAAGAATATCGTACTGAATGATTTAGAAGACGATGATGGCGTTAGAAAAAGTGTATTTCCTGACAGCAAAGATGGTTTAATCATTAGTAAAGTCAAGACTGATAAAGATACCTCGGAGTATTCTTAAAACTTGACCAAAAGCACTAATTGTGTTATAATAGTATTAACATTATCAAAAGTGAGGAATACATGAGTACATTCATCTTAGTCGATTCATTTAATATGTATCATCGTGCAAAGCATGTAGCAATGCGTGGTGCTAACATTGATATGAAAATTGGTATGGCATATCATATTATGCTTAGTAGTGTTAAACTCTGTTACAACAAATTCAATGCAGACCATGCCGTATTCTGCTTAGAAGGTCGCAGTTGGCGTAAAGACTTCTATGAACCATATAAGAAGAATCGTGTTGTCGCTAGAATGGCCAAGAGTACGAGAGAACAAGAAGAAGACCAAATCATGTTTCAATCGTATGATGATATGGTAAACTTCTTAGATGAAAAAACAAACGTAACCATGTTAAAAAACTCTGAAGCAGAAGCAGATGATATGATTGCTTTGTTTATTGCGGCACATCCAAATGATAATCATATTATCATATCAAGTGATAGTGACTACTTTCAATTAATTACAGACAACGTAACTATGTATGATGGTGTTCAGAATCGTATCATTACTAAAGATGGTTTCTTTAAAGATGATAAGAACATGACTCCTATAAAAGAGAAGAAGACTGGTGAAATTAAAGAAAAAGTTCACCCAGAGTGGGCATTGTTTGAGAAGTGTGTCCGTGGTGATACATCAGATAATATCTTTAGTGCATATCCCGGTTGTCGTAAGAAAGGTACCAAGAACAAAATAGGTATGATGGAAGCATTTGCAGACAAAGAGACTGGTGGTTTCAATTGGAATAACTTCATGTTACAACGCTGGACTGACCATAATGGGGTAGAGCATACAGTACGTGATGATTATGAACGCAACGTAAAACTAGTTGACTTAACTGCACAACCTATGGACTTAAAAGTAAAGTTCATAGAAACTATTGCAGAAAATAGTATACCAAAAAGTAAGACTGGTGTTGGTATGAATTTTCTAAAGTTCTGTGGCATACATGATTTACAAAATCTTGCCAAGTCACCTGATGAACTGGCATCCATACTTAATAATCCATATCCATCTTAATGAATTATATATTTGATGTAGATGGTACACTCACTCCAAGTAGAGCAAGAATTGACGAAGATTTTCGCCAATGGTTCTTAGAGTTTGCTAGATGGAATAATGTATACTTAGTTACAGGCAGTGATATGTCTAAAACTGAAGAACAGATAGGTAAAGAACTATTCAAAAAAGTTGAATGTGTATATAACTCTTCGGGCAATACTAAACATAAGAATGGTGTATGTGTATTCAATACTAAATGTTTAGAATTACCACGTGAGGCACATGCCTTCTTACTGAAGAAATCTATTAGTAGTGATTTTGATATTGCTACTGGAAATCATTTTGAATCAAGACCAGGATTATTAAACTTTAGTGTTGTTGGTAGAAATGCCAACAGAGTTCAACGAAAGAAATATGTAGAGTTTGATACACTATCTAAAGAAAGACAAACGATTTCTGATGAATTTAATAAGAAGTTTTCTAAGAAATATGGCATTATATCGCAGGTAGCCGGCGAAACTGGGTTAGATATTATTGAAATAGGCAAAGATAAGGCACAGATATTAAAAGATTTTACATTCCAAGATAGTCTGATATTCTTTGGTGATAACATACAGCCTGGTGGCAATGATTATGGTATTGCTCAAGTTATTGAATATGGACCATATAGATACACCGAGTGCCATAATGTAAAGAACTGGAAAGAAACTTGGAAAATACTGAAAAGATTTAAATGATATACACTAAAGAAATAGTTAAAGATAAGTTTTGGATTATGGAGAATTCAGGAGTCAAAATAGGAACAATACGATGTTGCTCGTCTGATGATTTTGAATTGAATATAAAACAATCAGATTTGTCTGATGCCATACTAAATGAACATATGTCGTTATCTGAACTTACATCTCATTTCGGTGAAAAGATACTACACCCAAAAGAACGTCCTGTAAAAATTATTGATGAAAACAAAGTTGGACCTCGTGGTGGGTGGAATACTTCATCAGAAGAAATCGATGGCTATGCCTCTAAACATGTAGTATATAACGCTGAAACTATAGAGTTGAAAGATAAACAAATACCAACTTATACCAAGAGTGAAACAAGTAAAGTACGATATGCCGCTGGATACTACGCAGTAAGATTTCCTAGTGACTGGCGATGGTTTTATGGTGGTAAACTGGACACACTAAATACATGTGATTTCATAGGACCATTTAAGACGAAATCTGAAATGCAAACTGAAACATTATTGGCGAACAAACGAGATGGATTATAAAAGTTTAAAAGATTTACTAGCAACAATCAAACGAGCAAATCTTAGAGGTGACAATAAGGTAACTCTACCCATGAAAGAAGCACTTGATATTCAAAGTGATATTGCTTTGCTATTGCTAGAACTCAAAAAGATTGATAACACTGAAAGTAAAGTTTTTGATGGCGGAACATTTGAATAATGATTGGTATATTCGGTGATAGTTATGCACACGAGTTTGATACTCCTGGATGGCCCACTATATTATCTGAACTATACAATGAAGAATTTGAAAACTTTGCTATAAGTGGCTCATCTATTCCTTACAGTTATGACTTACTCTGTAAGAAAGATTTAAGTAAGTACTCTAAAGTTATATTCATCGCTACCGAGCCACGTAGACTGCACTTCATAGATAAGAAAACTAATAAAGAACTACTATGGAATGGCCGCGATTATGATGGTTCACGTGCTGTCAATACTTATAAAACTTATTCTTCTTATGAGAACACTGATACTTTAAGTTCCTTAGATGAAAAAATTCTAAAATACCAAGAATACATAACGGCAATGTATCCTGATTCTTGGGATTGTATGGCTCAAGCAATGAAAAATGATGTTCTTCGTTCACACAAAAATATATTATTATTAGATATCTATGAACTGGTACATGTAAGCCACTTAGGTAGACCAACGGTCCGTTGGTGGGAACACTATCAAGAATCACTAACTATGAGAATATGTCATCTGACTGTACCACAGAATAGAGAACTTGCAGGATATATAAAAGATTACTTTGATAATGGATTTGATATTCATAATATATTAAATTCTAGCAATGCAAAAGAATACTTTACTGTGCCAAAATCATTAGAAGAATCAGGATATATAAAGAGGAATGAGATGTGACAACTTGGATGTTTGGAAAGTCATCTGCTTTTAGTAGAGAGATTATAAAAAAGTTAGATAACCCTGTTTGTTTCGGCAGAGATAACATAGATTATAACGATGTACAGTCTTTTATAAATGACCACGTTGGCAACTACTTTAATGGACTTAAGATGGATACAAAAACTCCTTTGAATATTGTTTTCAATGTTTATTTGAACCAAGACGCCCATAACAATGAAGAATTGCATGAGTCCCTAGATAAATTTAAAGAGTTTTTCATGGATTTTAGTCCTGTTGTGTTCTTCATGTTTAAATTACTTGTAGAGTTGAATAGAATGAAGATACCTGTCAGAGTTTGTTATACAACCAGTACATTTGGTAATACTAATGCTTATGACCATAAGTCGCATCTACCATCTAGTACCAATCCACAAAACATTTTTTTGAATAAATCAGGTGGACTGCTCACAAACTCCGCCTTTAAATATGCTACTGCTCGATTGGCACAGCAACAGGCATTTATTTCTAATATTAGTCCAACTTGTAGAGTTCTAGGTGTGAATCCCGCAGGTCTTGATACCGAAAATATGGTCGATTATGCAACGACAATATCAGAGATGTTATACGCACCTTGGGATGATGAACAATGGAACAGAATATATTGTTTGAGATGGGATATGTGGTATGCTACCAAACTCAGCCAATGATATTACCAGGTACCTTGTCCTAGCCCTATCAAATATAGAACAAATCCCAATATACCAACAGCAACTATAACTGTAACACTAATTGCAATGATTTCAAAAAACTTCTTTTGCCTTTCTTCTTGGTCATAGATAGCGGCTTGTCTTCGTTTTCTAATATCAGCCTCTGTATGTAGCAACTCTTTCCAAGCACTAGGTCCACGTGTTACTGAGATAATCTCTCTAAGTTGTTCACGCATATCTTCTGCCTTTTTCTTAGCCATAAAGACGGTCATTGCCTCCTCTTCAATACTACCTGCGGCAAATAGTTTTTTGAATAATGGAGGTTTTTTATTCATTTCATCTGCTTTACTGATATCCGAAACTGCTCCCATCCAGCGACCTAAATCTCCAGCCATGCCTTCGATATCACGTCCCATTTGGAAACCTTTTTTGATTGTATTAAATGCCGCGGTTGCGGTAGCGATTGCTGTGATTGGGTCGACCATGTTGTAACCTCACTCTCTTTCTGTATTTATTAAAAATTTGCTAAAATAACTTGGTTTAAAGTGCATTATATACGTATGTTATAGGTGAAATATGATAAATAAGAGTATAACCAATAATTAGGATACTATAATGGCTAGACCAAAACCCACGATAATCTTGGAACACACGGATAATCAAACTTATCGCAGTGAGCAAGTCCTCAAGGCGACAGCAGTATATTCCGTATTCTATAAAGGAGTAGCAATAAACTTGCGAAGCCTAAATTCATTGGTTAACTTTCCTGGACCAAAATACAAGAAAGTATCATTCAGTAACCCAGGACACGCAATCAACCTAGCACAACGATTGAACAAGTTGTTTAGATGTGATGATTTTGAAGTGTTTGTTCTTACAAAGGGTGAAAAACTAGAGTTGTAAAAGTGGAAAAGATAGAGTTAATACATTATATTAACAAGCACACAACTGGAAAAACAGCAGGCAGAAAAGAAATCACTATTAGTGATATATTCATTAGTGCCCGTCCTGATACAGGATTTAGAGTTTCACCACTTGGTAGAGACATTCTTGGTAAACACTTCAAAAAATATAAGATAGAACTAAAGTTGAATTCAGCCACGATGCCAACGTGGTCCTCGTTGCATAAACACAGGCAGAATGTAATAGGAACAGGCAATCAAATACTTGCACTTGATGAGTATCTCCATACCCCATATTATCTAAAGAGGTCAAGGCTAATTCTATTTGAAGAAGTAGCCGCGGCGGAACTTCTGATGATTGATGGTGATATCGACCTTTGGGTGCAAAATAAAACATTTTATAACACATCAAAAACTTGACAAATCCTCGAATCAGTGTATACTGTAAGTATAGATAATAAAAAAGGGTAACACATGTCAGTAAATTTTAAAATGTTAGAACGAGCGTTCAACAAATCAGCAAACCTAGAAGAAAATAAGTTATCAGACGGAACTATCAATTGGAATTTCGTTGATGCTGACCTATGTCTTGCTGGATGGGATACCAAGATTGGTGATGAATACATAGATATCTTTGATAAGATGGCAGATGATTTTTTATTAGACCAAGCAGGTGATAGATTAGAGGTATTGAAACGTGATTATCTGGGTCAATAAGTGAAAAACTTGACAAATCCCTGAATCGTGTTACAATAATAGTATATTAAATAGAGAGGTTATGTTATGAATAAAGTATCAACAAATGATTTAGATGTCCGAGTAGTTCGTCCTAGTGATGTTCGTGCGGAAATCAATTATGCGATGAACCGTAAGCGCCCTGTGTTTATTTGGGGTCCTCCTGGTGTTGGTAAATCAGAAATTGTAGATAGCATTACACAAGAACGTTCTGGTTATATGATTGACCTTCGTCTTGCTCTTATGGAGCCTACCGATTTACGAGGTATTCCATATTTCAACGAGAAGAATGGTACCATGGAATGGGCCACTCCTTCAGATTTACCTAGTCAAGAATTAGCAGACCAATATGAGTCCGTAGTTCTTTTCTTAGATGAAATGAACCAAGCACCACAATCAGTTCAAGCCGCGGCTTATCAGTTAATTCTTAATCGCCGTTTAGGTTCTTATGTGTTGCCAGACAATGTATTAATCGTTGCGGCTGGTAATCGTGAGAGTGACCGAGGTGTTGCTTATCGTATGCCTTCACCACTTGCTAATCGTTTTGTTCACTTAGAAATGGGTGTTGACTTTGAAGATTGGCAGACTTGGGCATTAGAGAATAAAATCAGTGCCGATGTTGTTGGTTTCTTAACTTCAAATAAGATGGACTTATTCAACTTTGACCCACGAACTGCCTCAAGGGCATTCGCTACACCTCGTTCTTGGACTTTCGTTTCAGAAATGTTACCTAAAGAAGGTGAAGAGATTTCTCAAAGTCGTTTACATGACCTAATCGCTGGTACAGTTGGTGATGGTGTTGCTACTAAGTTCATGGCTCATAGGGGAATGTCTAGTAAGTTACCTGTTCCTGCTGATATTCTTAGCGGTAAAGTAACTACACTTACCACAGAGGCTCGTGAGATTTCAGCAATGTTCTCATTGACTACTTCACTATGTTATGAGTTGAAGGACTTCGTTGACCGTAATGGTAAAAACAAAATGGAAGAGTTATACACTATGGCTAATAACTTCTTTGAGTTTATGATGAACAACTTTGATACTGAAATGACAGTGTTAGGTGGTCGAACTGCTCTTAAAGTTTATAAACTTCCATTAGAGCCTCGTAAAGTTCCTTGCATTGAAAAGTTTTTCAAAAAGCATGGTAAACTAATCATTGAGGCCCATAACGCTTAAAAGAATAGCCCACTAGGGGGCTGCCGGGATACGTAGGGTATCAGGTAATCCTAGACTACATAACCTAGAAGATGAAAGAGGGATGTCTATTGACTTCCCTCTTTTTTTATGGTATAATATAATAAGAGCAACAATAGATAGCAACTTGAACCATGATATTTGACACTATAAAAAATCTTGACCGAAAGTACGGGTCAAAGACTGCCCTTGTCTGCAAAGATAAGCAATATACTTATACTGAACTTACCGAGAGTGTAGAACAATTGGCTGCCGTGTTGTCTACTGCCGTTCGTCCTGGTGAAAGTATCTTATTCGCAAGTGAAAAAGAATATCATTATGTAAGAATGGTACTTGCTTGTGACATCCTAGGTATAACATTCATTCCAACTCACCCAAATCTACCAGAAGATGTCTTATCTGAAACGATAGATGCATGTGAACCCGACCATATTATAATGAGTGAGGAAGATGCATTAGCACTCAGACCACACGAGAAAGGTCTAATATATTCCAAAAATGTAAATTCTATATATACTGTATTATTCACAAGTGGCACAAATGGTAATCCATCTGCGGTCACTCATAGCGCCGCAGGGTGTATGTTAGGATGTTTACATAGTATTTCAATACATGAGTTAACATCTGATGATGTAATACTATCACAACTTCCTCCATCAACAATTGCTGGACTATACTTATATGCACTCCCAGGATTAATGAAAGGTGCAACTGTAATTATTGAACAGTTTGAACCAAGACGATATATAGAGTTATGTAACACATGGAAGCCTACTATCGGCACAACAGTGCCAGCAATGATACTTGCTTTGCAAAAAATTCGTAAATGGAAAGACTATAGCATGTCGCATTACCGACAGTTAAGTATCGGCAGTACTGCAATTTCTAATGAAGTGATTGAGATATTGTTTGCTAAGGGAGTTCCGCTTGTCAGACATCTTTATGGGTGTACAGAAACACACGTACCCGCTCTAACATATCTTATTGAACCTGATACTAAACACAAATTGCAATTGGCAGTAACAGAATTTTATGAACATAAATTAGATAGATTTGGTGTATTATGGCTGAAAGGTGGTACAGTAACAAAACGATACTTGAATAGTGAGGCAACAATTATTGATGCTGAAGGATATTGGTGTACTGGTGATGTATTTGAGAGAGAACATAACGAGTTAATATTTAAGACACGAGTGAAAGATTTGATTAAGGTAAATAGTTACAATGTGTCGCCATTAGCAGTAGAGAACGCTATTCTTACTTGTGAAGGAGTAGATGAAGTATGTGTTACGTATAGAGAACGAGGACTTGGTGAGAAGGAACTAGTCGCCGTGATAAAAAGCACGGATGATAGAATGAATAAATACTATATAACAGAGCAGATAAAGACAAAGTTAATGCACTACGAACTGCCTAAAGATGTCATTGTTGTGACAGAGGGTTTGCCAAGAAATGAGATGGGCAAAATTAAAAGACACATAGTAAAGAAGACATTTTGCGATAAGGAGAAAATGAATGAAGTCTAAAGTTAAAAGTATTGTTGTAGTTGGCGGTGGTGTAGGTGGCTGGTTCTCAGCAGCCTGGATGGCAGTCAAACATCCTAATATCAAAGTAACTATCATTGAAAGCGATAAAATCCCACCGATCGGAGTAGGCGAAAGCACATTGCCTCAACTGGGTACAATGATGAAAGAGATTGGATTAGAAGAACGAGATTGGATGAGCCACACAAATTCTGTTTACAAACTAGGTAATAAATTTGTTGGTTGGAATATCGAAGGCAAACGTGACCACGCAACTAATCATTTTTGGTGTTCACGATGGGATGAACAATATTATGGATTCTCTTATGCATTACCTGAAAAGAATATTACATCAGGTCTATATCACCCAATGGAAAAGGGAGACTTATTTAGAAATTCTAAAGGACAACCTGGTGTCGATGATAAATGGAATGATTATTGGTTACAGTTAGTACGTGATGGTCGTAAGAATGCTTGGGAACAAGCAGAAGATATGCAAGAAGCAACATATCTCATGGATTACAATAAGGCGCCATATGATTGGGATGATAATTTATTAGTTGGTACTTGGCAAGGTGTTACATATCACGTTGACGCAAATAGATTTCCAGAAATAATCAGAGACAAGGTTGCAATACCTCACGGTGTTACGCATCTACATGGGCATATCACTGATGTTAATAAAGATGATGATGGGTATATTACCTCAATTGTTACCGAAGACGGTGAAGAAATTACAGGTGATTTATTCCTTGATTGTACTGGATTCTATAGAGTACTAACAAAAACAATGGATATACCTTGGATACCTTTTCCAGAGATAACAGCCACAGATATAGTTGTTGCACCAATAAAATACAAGAATGTAAAAGAAGAATTTCGTCCGTATACTATGAGTAACGCAATGGATGAGGGATGGTTATTTGTTATCCCATTGTATAATCGAATGGGGTCTGGATATATATTTGATAGTAGCGAGATATCTAAAGAAGATGCAATAGCGAAATATAAAAAGTATTGGGAAGGTTACGAATTTATCCAAGAGCCAGCACATATGTCCTGGGATGCAGGAAAGTACAAAACTCAATGGAATAAGAATGTTGTATCAATTGGTATGACAGGTTCTATGATTGAACCAATGGAAGCAAATATTCTTGGTATTGCTCAGGCAGGATTTCAATTATGTAGTTCAATAATTGCTCGTTCAGAGGAAAAAGATGAAATTATTGGTAGAGGTTCAATTCATGCATACAACAAGAACATAGATTGGTTAGTCGAAACAATTAAACGATTTATTCTATTTCACTATACATTATCAGAAAGAGAAGATACTCCATTCTGGGCTAAAAAGAAACAACTTGGTATTGACATGAAACATAAAGAAGCCTGTTGGAGAGAATATAGAGTTCCTGGCAACAATGCTGAATCAGGAGTTCCAGACTTTATGTGGGCGATGATGGCGGTTGCTATGAATAAGTTTGATGATGATATTAAACTAAACACAAAACCAGAACTAATGGAACAAGCAAACGAAAAATTCGCTTGGCTCCGAACATCAGCAAAACGTAATGGAGTGAATGCGCCTAATGCCTATGAGTGGCATAAGAAGGTACTCTTTGGTGGTAAGTCACATGATGAAGTTCTTCAGGAGAATCTTAAAAAATACGCAAAAGCCAAAAAGTAAAATGAATGTTTTAGAAACATGGACAGGTGCTGACAATTTAGAATTCAAATTAGTTGAATATACTCCTAGTATACTAGCCGATGTTCAAGCATTTTGTGAAGCCTGTGCGGCTGAAGGTATTGAAAACAACTCTAGTTTAAAAGCAATGAAGTTTGGCAAATGGGGTGACTTAGAACAATGGCATATGGTGTATCATGGTGATAAAATTATTGCTATAAGCGGCTCACATTATTACCCACATTTTCACCAAGATTGCTATAGAATAATGTATCGAATGGCTACACTTAAAGCATATCGTGGAATGGCAAGTGAGAAGTTATCTCTTAGAAAAATGCAACACAACTTTTGTTTTAGAGCAATTATGCCAGCACAAGTTGATTGGGCATTGACAAAAGGAGCGACTGAAATTATCGCAACTGCTAATTCGCCAGAGGTTGATAATGGCGGAGTGATGCACAAGGTTCATACACACGGACGTACACGCAGACCAAATACTGAATCTGATAATATGACATTGATTAAGAAAGATGCCGTTAGTTACAACACAACACAAGATATTTGGCGAGTGAATGTTAGAGATTTTGCTACACAAGAAAAGATTAAATTTAAAAAATGACAGTATACATTAACGCAATCAGTGGATTAACTCCCTTTGGTAACTTAGAAGAAACCTGGAAAGGTATCACTGCCAATAGGACTTGTTATGGTCCTATTACAAAATTTACACCAGACAGATACACTCGCTCAACAGTTGCGGGCGAGGTAACATTCAATTCAGAAGATTATCCAATCATCACAGACATTGAACGTGATAAGATGCCCGAGCATATGCAATGGACATTAGGATTGGCTAGTGAACTACTCGAAGGTACAGACTTGTCTAAAGACAGAACAAGTGTTATTGTTTCATCGGGCATCAGTACATACTTGGAGTCTATTCGTGCAAATGAATCAGGTATGGATAACAGTTATACATTTTCTCCAAACTTGATTGCAAACAATATCAATATCAAATACGGATTTACTGGTCCTAGTTTGATGTCAATGACTGCTTGTTCATCTGGCTTGTATAGTATCATTATGGGTTGTATGTTAATAGAAACTGGGCAGGCAGACCATGTTATTGCAGGTGCTGTTGACCAAACTATTGATGCTAATTCATATAAACAACTATGTAAGTTAAGGGCGTTATCAACCAAGTATAACAATGAACCAGAAACAGCAAGTAGACCATGGGCAACAACTAGAGATGGTTTTGTTCTAAGTGAAGGCGGTGCTTTGTTTTTATTATCAAATGAACGAACACACGACACTTTAGCAGAGATTTCAGGATACGGAATGACAAACGATGCTCATGCCGTAGTCGCACCTCATCCTGATGGCACTGAGATTGAACGTTGTATGCGACTTGCACTTAAAAACAAAGTACCAGATTTAATCAATGCTCACGCTACTGGAACTCCAATGGGTGATTACCTTGAGATAGATGCAATCAATCGCTTAGGATTATCAAACACATGGATCACTGCCAATAAGTCGCAACTTGGTCATTTGATGGTTGGTGCTGGAGCAATTGAGACTGCTATCAGTGTGTTATCATTAAAACACAATATCATCACTCCATCACTAAACATAGAGAACGTAGAAGAATCCTATAATATAAAATATACACCAAAAACTATTGATAACCATTGGGTGAATTCTGTACTATGTAACAGTTTTGGTTTCGGTGGAACTAATGCAAGTTTATTATTAAGCAAAACTTGACAGGAAGCAGAAATATGCTATAATTGTATATATAAATGATTAATAGCGAGTATACAAAATGATAGATTCTTCAAAGAAACATAGTTACATCCCCTACAAAAGCACGATGGTAAAAAAGTACTTTGGCAAGTATGACTTTACTAAAGCCGCTGATTCAATAGAAGAGATTTACTCAGTGACACACGCTGTTGTTACTAGGAACCAGCGAAAGGAACTAATCGCCGCATCTATTATCGCAACTGAATTTAATGACGGTGAGTATATCAAAGCCGAAGGTCGTTCTGATATAGTTGACAACGAATATGTTAAGTTAAATTTCAGTAACAAAGATATACTAATCGGAGTCTTAACAGAGTATCGCACACTACTTGACACCGATTATTTAACAAAAGCATCAGTAATATTAGAATACCTTGAAGACCAATTCGCTTTTAAGATACTATCTGACAATATGAATTCCTTTGAGACATCAATCGCTCAGTTTCTATCTGACAAGATGGTAATCAAAAGTGCTACGATGGGTATCGCAGCCTATATTCCTACTTATTATGCTAATAACACAAAACAACAAGCAATTGACGACAGAAGCACGAATAATAATTACTTGGGCGAAATAGGTGCAAAAGTAATCACTGAAATTGAAGTGATACGAGCAACGTATTGTCCAACTACCGCGTTTGGTAATCCAGGTTATATGTGTAATGCGATTACACCTGATAATCATCGAATTTCTTTCTTTACAGGAAAAGAAGACATTGCAACAACTAAAAAGAATATCAAAATCTCTTGTAAAATCAAATCACTAGGGACTTCGTATAAAGACGATTCCATCAACGAAACTCAAGTAAATTACGTGAAATTATCGTAAAAAACGTCAAAAACTTGACAGATCCGAAAAGTATGGTATAATACTAGTATAAACAATAAAAAAGGAGTTACAAATGGCTACAGTATTACAGAATTATCACGAAACAAGTGTTCTAGCGGCAAGTGAAGCGGCGAAATTAGAAGATGCTAAATGGGGTGACAGATTTGGAATGTGT